CCCTGGAAAGGAAAGAGCAGAGGGCAATCCTGCAGAAGGAAAAGGAGCGTAAGAAAGCATTGAGGGCTGCAGAGAAGCGCCACAGCGATCGTAAAGTGGTAATTGAGCGTAAGAAGTTCACGATCAAGACGCCTGACCTTACGGGTAAGGTAGCCTACCGGCTCGATCACAAAACGATCGTGTATGCAGAGCCGGGCGCCGATATCAATCTTCTTAAGAAGCGCGCTAATATCAAATTCTAACCATGGCTGGGCAGCAGAAAAAGCAGGAGGTGGCTATTACCAAAGAGCAGTTGATACTCGCCATCTATGAGCAGCTGACGGCCTTTAACGGCGATCCTACGCTTACGCAGGGGAAAGCTACCCAGCTGGGCGCCTGGTGCTGGGAGCAGATGTTGTTCAACCAGAAGCTAAGCAGGAAGCACATGGAGCGCCTGATTTTCCTGGTGGATCAAATGCGTTCCTTCCAAAGGCAGTACTGGGCCGGTCATCGTTCGAAGCTTCCGAAGTGTAAGGTTACCGAGGCGCAGGTAGATGATGCCATCAAGATCCTGCTCACCCAGCTGGGCTATTCAATAGAGGAGCTTAAATCCAGGCATGAACAAACCAAACTATTTTAATGGGCAGGAAAGCAGAGCCAGGCATAGCGTACTACAGGATGAACTGCGGGCACATACGGAACAAGAAGGTGCGGCTGCTGGTGAATGAATACAAGGGAGCCGGTTACTGGATATGGTGCTGTATCCTGGATCAGGCCTACGAGGGTAAGGGGTATTACTTCGATTATACAAAAGACGAACTGGAGGTATTTGCAGCGGATATATGTAAGGAGAGTTTGGAGCTGGTAGAAAAGGTAATTGAATGCTGTTTGCGCCGCGGTCTATTCGATAAGCGGTTATATGAGCAGTACAATATCCTTACCAGCAAACGCATGCAGGAAATATACGTGGATGCAACGGCTGAACGTCGAAGAAAAGGAACAGAGGTTGAGTTGATCGAAGAGTATGTTTTGATCAATATCCCGGAAGATTCCCGGAACATAACGATTGTTCCGTGGAAGAATCAAATTGATCCGCGGAACAATGCGATTGATCCCGTGAACAATCCGCAAAGTATAGTAGAGTATAGTAGAGTAAAGGAAAGTAGAGTAGAGTATCCTACCGGAGGTGCACCGGCTGTGCCGGCGCCGCCGAAGAATGTTGGGAGAAAGGGCAAAGCCGAAGAACCAGAGCCGTATTGGGACCTGTTGGTCAAAGTTTGGTTTGATTTCGGGGTGGAAAAATTCGGAGTGGAGCCGAGTTTCAAGGGCAAGGATCCGCGGACGTTCAAGGATATCATTGGGCGGCTGAAGAAGCGGGCAGCAGACGCGAATGCCGAGTGGAACGAAAACACTGGCCCGCAGCGACTAAGGTACTTCCTGGATAGCGCATACGCGGAGGAGTGGATCAAAACAAATTTCCTGCTGTCCAACCTGGAGAAGCAGTTCGACAAGTTCATCCAGAAGCAGACGGAACGCGCGAAGCAATCGGCCAAGGAACAAAAGACGGATATCCAATACCTCTACGAGCGCTACCTGGAGAGCGGGATAAAGATCGATCTGGTCACCGCTGATCACTACGACCAGCTGGTGGCCAGGGGTGTGTTAGACCCGAACTTTTATCCGGACATGATCCCGAAGCGAATACGAATACTGACAGGCACGAACAAAGCCAACGAGCTGCGCCTGCTGCAGGCCTACCAGGAGGGGAAGCAAACCGATGAAACCCGGGCGGACGTAGCGGTATTAAAGCAGCTGGGGGTTGTAGCAGCCTTCTCGATCATGAGTGCACAGAATGTAAAAATCATACCCTCAAAATAAGCTATGAAAAAAGCGAACCAACAAAAATTTGGCAAAAACCTACGCTACCTGCGATCCTTAAAAGATTGGACACGCAAGGATTTAGGGGATCGACTTGGCATATCAGAGGACCGTGTAAAGAACTGGGAAGTAGAAGCCGGGTCTTTTCCCCGTGCTACAATCCTCATTCAGCTGGTAGATCTGCTTGACTATACTGACATATACAGCCTTTTAACTGAAGACATACGCCCGAAACCTTCAAAAACTAACCATGCGAACGTTTACGACCCTTATTAGAAAAACTGATTACGAAGTTATCGTCGGCATTGACACCGGCACACACACGGGTATAGCCATTTGGGTAAGGAAAGCAAAGAGGCTTTCTGCTATTGAAACGATGGAGATACACCGGGCGCTTGACCTGGTTAAGGCCTTGAAAGTAATATACGGACAAGGTCTGTTGATAAGATTCGAAGATGCTCGCCTGCGTACTTGGTTCGGAACAAAGGATGCGGCACAGCTGCAGGGAGCCGGCAGCATAAAGCGGGATGCAGCGATTTGGGAGGACTTTTTAAAGGAGGAAAAGATCGATTATGAAGCCGTAGCTCCTAAGAACAATAAAACAAAGCTCACGGCCTCCTACTTCCAGCAATTAACCGGCTGTACGGAAAGCACTGATGAGCACGGCCGGGATGCTGCTATGTTGGTATTCAACTTTTGATATGGAAACACTGAACCTACAGGATAATACGAAACGACTGCTACTCCTGGCATTAAACAAGTGCGGCACGATAAAAGAAGCTGCTCCAGTACTGGGGGTGAGTGACAGAACAGTGAGCCGGTGGCTGAAGATATGGAACATTCGAAAGATCGACGATCAGTATGTGGTCGTTGAAAAACTAAAACTCGTTAAATGAAACTACAAGATCAGGTATGCACCCTGGAGCAGGGAAAGCGCCTCAAAGCACTCGGTGTAAAACAGGTTGCCGAGTGGCACTGGCGATATGACCCAGCTAAAGCTACTGATTCCTTTATGCTTGCCCATAAGGGGACCATTCCCGAAAAGGATTCAAAATATGAAAACCCCGCCGCCTTCTCTGTTGCGGAACTGGGAGTTATGTTGCCCACCGACATTACCGCCAAATCTGGTTTTCACTGGTCATTTTACCATCGACACAATTGGAAAGGGGAAAGTGTTGGTTACCAAACCCTCGGCCAGCCAACAATCGATCAGGACTGGTACAAAACGGAAGCAGAGGCTCGCGCTGCCATGGTTATTTACCTTCTCGAAATCAATGTAATAACGGCCGAAGAGGTCAATAAACGATTGGAAGCATAGCTATGATCCCTGTCGTTGCCATAACAGCTATTGGTCACAAAATGCTTGTATGCCACTACTTTGACAGTGAAGAGGAATTGTTAAAGACCAAGCCCTTTGTTGTGCATTGGTCAAGGGAAACCTTCGACTCCAGGCGTATAAGATATCATTCGAAGGCAGCGAAGCGATATTGGGAAGCCCGCTCGGTGACCGACAAGATCGTAAGCTTAGCGATCCATTATAAGAACGGCAAGGAGGTCAACAGATATTATCAATAAAAAATAATTCAAAGTGAGAAAGCAAATACAAATACTGATGAGCACCCCCATGGTGCAGGCTGAAAAGGATGGCCGCAAGACAATGACCAGGCGTACGACCGGTCTGGAGGAGATCAACGAGGCTCCTGATAAATGGGAATTCTCTCACTTTGTAGAAAATCCAAAGGGAGGCCTGAACGCAGTTTTTAAGGTAAGTGCCGGGCATGAGTTTGAACTCGGCGCGCATTTTTCGATCCGGTGCCCATACGGCAAGCCAGGTGATATCCTTTGGGTGCGCGAAACAGCCGCGAGGGTGGTGCCTGCCTACATCCTGATAGGCAAACGGTATATCTATAAAGCGGACGGATACGATAACAGGTTTGGACCAGTCAAATGGAAGCCATCGATCCACATGCCCAAGGAAGCGGCCCGCATCTGGCTGGAGGTAACCGATATCAGGGTAGAGCGCCTGCATAACATCACCGATGCAGATGCGATCGCAGAGGGGGTAGAAAAGCGCCCAGATTCAGATTCTTCAACCAAATATAATTATAAGCATTACCGATATGGAGGTTACGATGTCGGTGCCAGGGTTTCTTTCCGAACTCTTTGGGAGGTAATTAACGGAGAGGAAAGCTGGGCTGAGAATCCCTGGGTATGGGTGGTATCCTTCAAAATTCTGTCCACTACCGGCAATCCAGCAGGCCTGGAAAGGGAGGTGGGAGGATGAAGCAAGACAACCCGGCCACAATCACCTGGACCGTTACTCCTGATATGGCTGACACCTTAACCGAAGCACTGAATCTATCGGTGGAACGTATGCAGGGAACTACAGTAAACCTACCTGACGGACGCCTGGAGATTACGATAACAGTGGAGGATGAACAGAAGATAGAGATGTGCAGGGAGTTCGTCCTGAAGTTGATTTCAAAATCCCATCTTAAGAATCTTAATTAATTAAAGGAGGTATAACCATGACACACTGCCTACATATGCGCATCGATGTCCTGTTATCCAGGAACGATGAGGAGATAACGGAACTACTGGATATGCCGGCCAGCGAAGCTAGAAAGGACCTGGAGGAAAAGAAAGCAGCCGGCGAGGTGTATATCGCGTCAGCCGGCTGCAAAGGCTTCGACCCGGTTACTGGCTGTCCAGGACATAAATCATAAAAGCGAGGAACAAATGAATTTAAAGAACTATACAACAGAGGTACCTGCCTCCCGGTCAATCGAAGCGATCGAAAAGCTGCTTGTATATTTTGGCAGCACGAACATAATGAAGGTGTACGGACCTGCCGGCAAAGTATCAGCTATTTCCTTTATCGTGGAAATGGACGGCATGAAACTACCATTCCGGCTTCCTGCGAAGGTTAAGGAGGCTTATGTATGGTTAAAGAAGCAAAGGCCTAAGTCCACCGATAAAGTACTTCTGGAGCAGGCAGAACGAATTGTATGGAAACAGTTGCATGAGTGGGTGCATATTCAGCTGAGCATGATAGAGCTCAATCAGGCGGAGAAGTTGGAGGTGTTCTTCCCTTACCTGCATGACATACAAAAGGGTACCACGTACTACCAGCAGATCAAGGAAGGGAAATTTAAAGCATTGTTAACTTAAAATCACAAAGCATGAAAATATACACCCATGAAGAATGGGCAGCGGAAGCCCGCCGGCTATTCGGAAATAACGCCAAGCACTGGAAGTTTAAGTGTTGCAATTGCGGCCACGAGCAGACCATTGCCGACTTTATTGCAGCAAAGATCGAACAGCCAAATGAGAAGGTTTACTTTTCCTGCATAGGTAGGTGGACTGGAGGAAAGGGCACAATGAGTAATGCCAAACAGCCCTGCAATTATACCCTGGGCGGGCTCCTAACCTTAAATGAAGTTCAGGTAAGGGATGAAGAGGGCAACCTTCGTAATGTATTCGACTTCGGCACTCCTGACGTTGACCTGGTAGTTATTGAGCCCCTGCAGGAAGGTAAGAAGGAGGTAGGTCATGAGTAAGATAAGGATACCGGAACTGGATATTGAGGTAGATGATATTTCCCACTTCAACGATGAAGCAGGAGAAATACTGGGTTCCTTCTGCGAGGATTTGGAAGCCAAGGGTATGACTATACCGATTGACGAGGAGACCATGATCACCAGGGAAGAAGGGATTCTCTATTGGTGGACTTCCGAGGCCACCAGGTTAATAAGGGAAGAAAGAAAGCGCCTTGAATCAATAGGGGTTAAGTATTTCGGGCTAACCTTGGAGCTTGATATATCTACGCACATGTTCAAAGAATTATAAGGCAGCCGTTTACCAAGACTACGCGTAATACCCACAGCAAGATCCGCTACAGGCTCAAAGTGAAAGGTGTCGACCTATAACACTTTACGTAAGTACCGCAGGCAGCATTCCTCCGCAAGGAATGGAAAGGGCCGGGCAAAAAGACGGGAAACGTTCGCGGTGATGCGCCCAGAGCTGGCATGTGGTTGTCATTGGGAGGCTGCTATCAATAAACCTATAAACAAACAATAATATGCCAAAGACCTCAATGCGTGAATCTGTACTCCATGACTGGGTATGTGATCTCCCCTTTCAGATGCAAGCTCTTTTAACTACTGCCATGCGTGGGCCCGACGAAAACAACAAGTACAATGCAGCAAAAGCCATCGTACGCTTCTTAAGGGGTGTGGTATTAAAGCCGGCTGGCGATTGGGACCATACTAACAACAATGATTTCATGTGGGGTGATTATGCCCAATTCGCATTTCATGCCAGGGAATTCTGGCAAGACCATGATAAATATCCACACCACTTCATAATGCACTTAGTGCATAGCGCCCAGGTTGTAGGATTTAAGCACCCAGACCGCGAAATATCAAGTACATGGTTGAACTTTTATCTAGAAGCAGCTGCCTCATTCCATATGAATGGCGAAACAGAGGATCAGCTTGACAAGCGTCTTAATGACTTCGGTACCGGTTTTCATAATCAATGAAGTTCTCTTATGAGTTGCTTTTAATGATAATACAATTAATAATGAAAAAACAAGTACTAAGCCGACTCACCCTAGCTAACGCGCAAATCAAGAGCGCAGAGCTTTTCCGTGAGGTTTGTAGGGCAATAGACACTATTGAAAAATTGACCTTTATTAGGTCGGGAGAGATTGAATTCCGGGATAACTTTATTTGCCCGGATATCGACCTTTTACCGTTCTACCATTCAGATGATCCAACCGAGCGCATGGTGGCTCGTATCTGCATTGCCCTGCATGTAAAACGGTACGGACAGCATTCGAGCCCAGGATATAGGGAAATAATGGAAAAGGAGGCTTCGGAATATAAAGGGAAGACAAAGTAAGCGGATCTATAAATCAAAGCCAATGCCTACCGAAGAAATACTCCTCCAGCACGTACCGCTCTTTGGGCACTTCAGCCTACCACGCGGCAAGGCCGTTTACCAGGCCATTACGCACCCTTCAAGCTATGTAGTAGCAATAGCTACCCGTGAGTGCCGGAATGTAAAGGAGGGCGGCTGCAAGCCTTTTAAATGCAATCTGGCTGTAGTGTTGGCGGATGAACCGAAAAACAAATAAATTGCACAGATATGATCAAACCAAGTGAACTACGGATCGGCAATCTCATTGACTCCTTTGCAACTGGGGCACCGGTGACCATAAAGATACAGGCGGACCACTTCCGTCAGTTAAATGCTACAACTGATTACGTGAAGCCAATACCCCTGACGGAAGAGTGGCTCCAAAGGTGCGGGTTTGAATTTAGGGCAGACGATAAGGTATGGAACATACAGGTAGGCAATACCAATTACCTTGAATTCGATGATGAAGGACTTTGCGGTGTGACACCCGAAAGCTGGAGAGATCAATGCCCTATATACATTTGGGCAGAAATTAAGTATGTCCATCAAATACAAAACCTTTACTTTGCCTTAACCGGGAATGAACTTCAGATAACTGAATAACGAATGGACCCATGCGCCTGGAGTGATCCGGGCCTTTTAATATGCTGTAGTTTCGGAATTAATTGAAAGTATTGAAAATTACTGTAGCTTTGAACTGCTTTGAAACCTAAATCGTTTCCAGCGTGAATACTTCCTTAACAGACCCACAGCAAATACTTTTTTGCGATGAGTATCTCATCGACTTCAATGGCACCCGCGCTGCCACTGCTGCTGGCTACTCCAAAAAAACTGCAGCACAGCAAGCTTCCCGCTTGTTAAAAACTGTTAAGGTTAGAGAATACCTTAAGAATAAGCAGTCGAAAGTCTTAAACAAGCTTGAGGCGACGTACGAGCGTACAATGCAGGAGATCGGCCGCATCGCCTTTTTCGATCCCCTTGGCTTATACGACGAGAATGGCGCATTATTGCCGATCCACTCAATGGACGCCGACACCAGGGCGGCTTTATCAACTATAGAAGTAACTGAAGAGTTTGAGGGGCATGGCGACGATCGAAAATTCATTGGCTACACGAAGAAGACAAAGCAATGGTCAAAGCCCTGGGCTTTGGGAATATTGGCCGAGCACCATGGTATTAAGAAGCCGGCGCCATCACCTGTTAATAATTTCAATCTCAATAATCTCACAACAGCGCAGTTAAAGGAATTAAAGGCTATAAAGCAAAAGGCGGGATAATGGATGGTCTGGACCTGCTTAACATACCATTAATTGAGATTGAAAAGGAGCTCTTTAAAAGAGGGGATTTTGATTTTATAACCATTACTGAGCGAGGTAAGAATTTTAAGCAGGAGGAGGCCCTGATTGAACTTACCAGAGGCGTTTCCCGGGATTTTCTATATGGCGGTGCTGCAGGCGGCGCCAAGAGTTGGACAGGTGCTGTATGGTTGACTTTCATGTGTGAGTGTTACGAGGGTACCAGGTGGTTTGTAGGACGTGATACCTTGGCCGATTTAAGGAAGTCGACTTACCCAACTTTTCTAAAGGTTTTCGCTGCATATGGTATTGAGGGGGTTACTTACAATCAAAAAGATCAATGCCTTCTGTTTGGCAACGGCAGCCGTATTGATTTTGTGGACCTGGGGTATTATCCTGCCGATGATCCGGAATATGATCGCTTCGGCTCTTATGAGTTTACAGGCGGATGGATCGAAGAAGGTGGCGAAGTACATGTTAAAGGATACGAGGGGATAAAGGCCCGTTGTGGCCGCCACCTCAATGATAAATATGGTTTAAGGCCCGTTGTCTTTATAAGCTGTAACCCTAAAAAGAACTGGATGTACATGGAGTTTTACACTCCATGGAAACTGAAGAACCTACCACCCGATAAGCGTTTCATCCAAGCCTTTGCCCAGGATAACCCGGCAAACGAGAGTTTTTACCTCGACCAGCTGCGCTCCTTAAAGGACAAGGCAAAAAGGGAGCGGCTTCTATTAGGCAACTGGGATTACGACGATGACCCTGCAGCACTTTGCGAATTTGACGCTATTGCTGACTTGTTCACAAACGAGCACGTAAAAGCAGAAGGCGAAAAGAAAGGAAGCGCAGATTTGGCGATGCAGGGAAGGGACCGCTTTATCGCTGGCAATTGGCATGGGATGGTAGTAAAAGTTGCTATCGATAAGGAAAAGTGTACAGGAAAAGAGATTGAGCTGGATCTAAAAATCATGATGATTGCCAACCAGATACCGCGCAGTCGGATGATTGTGGATAGTGATGGCCTGGGCAATTATCTGGAGAGTTATCTGACCGGCATTAAAGAGTTTCATGCGCAATCCAAGGCGGTCAACAAAAAAGAGTATGCGAACCTTAAAAGCGAGTGCGGATACAAGCTGGCTGAGATAGTCAACAAACGGGAAATGCGGATTATTTGTTCACCGACACAGCAGCAGAGGATCATCGAAGAATTGGGCGCATTGAAGGCTAAGGATGTTGATGCAGATGAACAGCGAAAGAGAATTGTCAGCAAGGATGAAATGAAGGAGTTGCTAGGAAGATCTCCGGATTATTTGGACATGTTGCTTATGGGCATGTACTTCCTGATCAAGAAAGAGGCACGGTCAGTTGCAGGATAATAAAACTTTGCGGTATAGTTAACCGCCAGTTGCTATGGTTTACAATCAAGACGAGATCAAAGCGATCATTCTGACGAACCCCAATCGGGCGTTGTTGGAGACAGCAAGGACAGAAAGCAAAAAGCTACGGTTGCACATCGAGGGGGATGGCCTTCAGGAAAGCCTGGAGACTATGCCCTTCTTCGAAAAGAAGGAGATCGCAGACCTCCGGAAAAAGTATGCTCGTAGTAATGTCGACCTTTTTACCCGCTTGTTCAGACAGCGGGACAAGGTCTTTACTGCCAAAGGTGGGAGTAAGAAGTACATGCTGCCCGAAGCTCAGGAGAAAGCCTTCAGGGCCTACCTCTCAATTGTGAAAGATGGTATGTCGCTGGAGGAGTGGTTAGAGCTTGTTGCATTAAAGGCCTGGGACGTTGACCCTATGAGCCTGACGTATATTGAGATCAATCCGGATGGCGAAGCTTACCCTACTTATAAAAGCACTTCAGTCATTTACGATTATGACTTAAAAGGCCGGTATCCAAAATATGTAGTATTCTCCCTAAGCCAGGGAGAGATAGCGATGTTGGTCCAGGCCAAAGTAATCACTACACCAACAGGAGGAGTCCGGGTTTTCCGGTTCGTGGATGATATCGCCGATCGCATCGTAATTCAGGAAGGCGAGGTGGTAACCTTTCCGCCTGCAGGACAATTCCCTAATTTCTTCATGCGTGTTCCAGGGGTAGTCAATTCGAACCTTCCGGTCTTTAATAGCAATATGTACAAGAGTACTGCACAACCGGTGATCGAGCTTGCTCAAGAGTTCTTAAACGATGGAAGCGCCAAGGGGATCAGTAAGAAGTACCATATGTTCTTAAAGGCCTGGGAAATGCTTACCGAATGCGGTACGTGCGACCATACCGGTTTCCTGGATGGTGTTAAATGTCCGGACTGTAAGGGCACGAAGATCAAACCTTACACCAAACCCAGTGACGTTATTAAAGTGGCGCCTCCTTCTGATGAAAATGCGAAGCTGCCCATTCCCCCTGGCGGTTACTTCACTCCTCCAAAGGAAGGCTGGGAAATGATGAACAATGAACTTCAGTTGCTTGAAAGCACTATGCGGGACACCTATTGGGGCACTGGTGATATGAAGCGGGCCCAAGGGCCAACAGATGGCGGTGAGGCGCCTGGCACAGCAACGGAAATCCTCGATGATTACAGGCCGATCGCTGACCGGTTAAAAAAATTCACTGAATGGGCACAAGATCTTCACCGATTCTGTGCTGACCTGATAGGTAACGTGTATTACAAAACCTCCTATAAAGGATCTTCTATTGTTTATGGTGACCGCTACCTTCTGGAAAACCCCGACCAGATCTGGAAGAAATACAACGATGCCAGGACCAAGGGGGCACCGGATACTGCATTGGACAGCTTCCTGATAGAGTATTATGAAAGTAAGTACTCTGGTAACCCGATCCAACTGCAGCGACACATGATCCTTATGAAGGTTGAACCTTTCATACATGTAGGCGTCGATGCAGTATTAAAATGGCCGGTATCCGATGAGATAAAGCTGGCCAAGGTGTATTTCGGGGAATGGAACTCACAGCTCACCGATATGGAGATCATTGCGTCTAACCCACAAACACTACGAAAGTCTCTACTGGACTATGTCAGTCTCGTTCAGCCAAAGATCGAAGAGCCAGAACCAAAAGACCCGGTACCAGCTTAATCTTTAATTCAAATACAATAATTATGCATCACTTAAGACTTAAGAAGGCCCTTGGCCTTGTAAAGGATCTCACCGATCCCGTTGAGATTACTACTGTACTTCTGCAGAATGAATTCACAGACGCAGAGGTTACGGAGGTTATAGTTTCCCTGGAAACTAACCCAGTTAAAAACGATGGACAGGAGCCTGGTGATAACAAAAATGAGCCAGGTGAAGAGAAAGGCGGGCCCGCCGTTCAAAACGCAAAGGCTACCCGTTATCAACTTTACGACCTGTGGCAGGTAGAGATTGGTAGACGTGAAGTGACCGATCCAATGAACCGCCAGAAAATGTTTGTTATTGACTCATATACGGCAATCAAACAACTAAGGACAAAAGTAAAGCTGGAAGAGAATGTGGTTGCCGACCTTAATGCTCAATCTCACAACAGCAGTCGCCGGTATTACAAGACTGGTACAATTACTAATGGTAATACCGAAAAAGTCAATCTCACCACAGCAGCGCATTAAAACACAATAACATGGCAATTAAAAAGGAATCATTACAAAAGTTATTGGTAAGGCTCAAACTCGCTGAGGATGAGGCCAAAGCCAAAGAACTCATCGACTCCCAGGAGGAGAAAGAGTTGACAATCCCGGACACAATAAAAGTGTACTCAGCTGATGAGTGGACCACCGTGGAGACCAACATTAAAAACGAAGGGATTAAGGTTGGTAAGGAGATCAACATCAAGGAACTAAAGGAAAAGGTCGGCATTGATATAGCGGGCAAAGATCCAGATAAATTCATTGAGGCATTTAAAGCCCATGTACTTAAAGATGGCGGGGTCAGTGTTGATGATAAGGTCAAGGATCGCGATAAAACGATCACAGAGCTTAAAGCAGCCCTTAAAACAGCCCAGGAAGAGAAATCTACTGCCATTACTCAGGCGGCCAGCATTCGCAAGGATAATGACCTTCTCCGCCTCCTGCCAAAGGACCGGGACGATCGTTTCAGTGATGATCATTGGTTAACAGTGGTGAAGGCTGAGCTTCAGTTCGGAGAAGAAGATTCAAAGCCTATTGTAAAGAACCGGAACGGTGAAGTGATCAAGGACGGACAGTTTAACCCGGTAAGTTATGAAGCTGCCATCACCGACCTGTTTACTTCAAAGAAGTGGCAGAAGGCTCAGGAGACAAAGCCAGGAGGACCAGGCTTTGAAGACAGCAAAAAGGTGCCTGGCGCCATTAACAACATGAAGGAGTTTAAAGCATATGCCGACTCCCAGGGATGGAATATTAAAGGCCAGGAAGCAACGAGCAAGTTGGCAGAAATTACTAAGTCGAATAAGGACTTCAATTTCAACGAGGCCTGATTATTTATAATTCGATACCAAAAAGCCGCACTGTTTTTAGCGCGGCTTTTTTATTATAGTATTTTCAGAAATATTTGGAAGTTAAGAAAATTACCTATCTTAGCAGTTCAATTACTCCGGGCAGGTTGCCCAAAGCAGACAGGGTAGGTTACCCAAAGCATTCCCGGCGGTGCCGGACAAACTTCTCTCTTCACTCTTTTTAAATGAACTACATAGATTCGTTGTTCTTGGCTTATCAGTCAAGGATCAACAAGCGGTTTAATGAAGCCGAACTCCGCGAGCAGCAAAATCCTATTCTGCGTGTAGGTCTGGGTAACCAGGATTTCGTAATGGCGAACGCCCAGGCAATTCGCGAAAGCACGCGCAGGGATATCAAGGGCTACCAGTTTAAGCGCATGGCCGCTACAAACGGTACCACCAGGACACACAACCATACCGGTAATCAAGGCGATTCAATGGAAGTAACCCTTAACTGGGCCACTTTCAGCGAGCCATTCTCTGTATTACTCACCATTGGTGATGACAATGTGGTCAAACGTCCTGAAATCATTGATAACCAGATCATGCAGATACAGCGTATCCTGCGTGAAAGAATCGGGCTTTACCTGGTACAGCAGCTCCATGCGGGCAGGACACAAACTTCAAATGCTATTGTTCGTAACGCAGCATTTAATGCCGCTACTGACGCTTTTGAAATCAATCAATCAAACCGGGAAGACTTCTTTGCTTTTGTTGCATCGGTGATGCAGCAGCATAAGTATTTCGGAAAACTTGATTTGATGGTTGATAATGTGCTCGGACCCCTGGCTAATAAGCTGCGTAATCAGGGCAATTCCAATGCAACAAACCTGAACTACCAGTTCGGGGACTTCGCTAACATCATGCAGCATAACACACTCGGTGTTGATGTGGCAACAGACTACTCTGACGGCGCGGTAGCAATCGCACTTCCTGAGAACAGCTTCTCCTTCATTCCCTGGATCCCATCCATTAACAGGAAAGGATTCGGTGATTATGAGAGTTATGTGGGTGGTTATGGCGTGTTACCTGATGGTACCGGTATGCCATTAACATACGCGGTACATGGATATGCTCAGCGGGTAGACGGTAGCGGATCTAATGGCGGAAGCGCACAGGACGTTCGCGTAGAAATGGAAATGTCAGTAGACGTAGCATTCCAGGCAGCTGATCTTAGCACTGCCAACGAGACACCGATCTACGAATTCGCACTGGTTTCCTAAGGCGATTGCAACCCAGTAGTTTTTGAGGTAAACAACTTTTTTTAATTAAGATACTTCAGTAATGAAAAAGCTCGCTTGTGTGCTTGTGCTGATGGTCGGGCTAATAGCCTCGACCATCGCTCAACGCGCCACTTTAATCCAACTTGCGGCCGGTGATACCGTATCCGCGGTTGCAGGCATGGACACTGTCACCAAGGTTATCACCGTGACAGCAGGCTATTCTGCTCTCGGAGTGCAGGTAATTGCTAACAAATTAACCGGCACCCCGGCAGGTAAAGCTTATTTGTATGGCAGCCTGGATGGGATAAACTATACCCTTACTGATTCCTCTGCCGCCTTTACAGACATTGCCGCCAATGTCGCTTACTTCACGAAGGTTACTACGCCTTACGTGTTTTACAAGGTCCAGGTGAGACCCATGGGAGTCGCTTCTACCACGCAAACGACTCAGGTCAGGGTCTATTATGTTTTACGTAAGCACGATTAAAGGTGAACAAGCCGATCGAAATAGTAGTTGGGGGCACAGGGCCTTATGATCCAGCGGTTGGAACAACTGACTGTGTAATCCCTATCCTGGCGGGTACAACCCAATGGGTTGAGAAAACCGGATTTGGGACATACGATTACACAAAGTATTCTCCCCTTTCTGGTGGAGGTTTCAGGCTCGTAGGTGTTGGTAATGTATTCGGTCACGATGAACGTTTTTACGTGCATTACATCGGTGTAGCATACAATACCGATAGTACCAACTATTCCAATGGGTTCAACCTGGATTTGGTCATGGCTGCACTGTTTGGCCGAATAGGTTGGAGGCAGCCCACCATGGCCGGTTCGCCAGTACTTAATTCAGCCAACCTGCTCACAAAATCGGGTCGTGTCTTTCAGGAAGGGTTTCATGCGCTGGTTACGGTGGCCAACGCAAAGGCAATCATGGAAGAGCCGGGCGCTACAGATCAGGCTTTTAATAGCTACCTGGAAGGTCTACAGCGATCCATTATCCTTAAAGCGGTAACCTCAGTATTCAATCAGCCTGAATTTCTGACACAAGGATTGCTTTTTGATCGCACTGGTGAGAATGATCAGGTCATTGTCAACGGCAACAATTTCGTTGGGTACCGGTTAAAGGTTCCCCCCGTTACGGATATAGCCCTTCAGATCGATTCTGTGAGCCTCTATTTTGATCGGGACGTAACCTTCGACCTCTACCTCTTCCAGGATAACAGGAAGACGCCAGTGTGGATCCAATCAGTTTCTGCGATCGGCAAACAACAAACAGTGATCAACCTGCCTGACCTGGTACTGAACTACATCACTAACGTCCAGATGGGC